TGGTCCATTCATCGGCAGCGCGACAAAGGTCATCCCCGGCGACATCCTCAACGGCTTCGTGCCGGGGACTGGCATCGTCGCCGAGTGGAACAACTACATGTTTCACTGGAGCGGTGAGTGGATCACCGACTGGCTCGATCAGGGGTCATCGGCCAATGATGTGGACGCTCACATCGTGGAGACGAATGCGCAAGGCGTTGCTTCCGTCGCCGCGGGCCTGATTGGAAATTCCGTATCACCGAACCTCGCTCTTGCCGTGTACGAAAACACGGGAGCGCCGACCCACACGATCTACGCACGCAACAACTCAGGTGGGAACGGTGTCTACTCGTACACGGTTGGCGGTGGCTTCACGTTTCTCGGCGTGGGCTCGACGGCGGGCATTAGCTCGACCACCACGACGGACGGCAACGCGATCCAGACGAGCGCAGGAGGCACGGGCCACGGAGGCGCATTCCTCGCAACCGGAACGGGCGATGGGGTCAACGCGGTAGCCAACGGAACGGGCGCCGGGATTCAGGCGACCCGTGACGCCACAGGCGGCCCTGCTGGCGAGTTTCTCCAGGACGGGGGTGGTGCTCCCCTCCGAGGAATCGTCCACTGTGAGCCCACCAGCGAGCCCACAGCGCCCGTCGAGGGCGACCTCTACATCAAGGGAGGCTCAGCCGGTTTCGGACGGGGCGGCATCTATGAGTATGACGATGACGGCGCATCCGGCGGCGGCAGCGGAGGATGGCAGAAGGCTTGGACCACGGCCGGCGGTGTTGGCTACGACTACAACTCCGACGAGGGTGATACGACGGAGTCTGCCGGATCGATGACGACCAAGGTGTCGTTGACGCTCGATAGCTCGGGCTCACCCGGCAAGGGTCAGGGCAAGTATCTCGTGCAGATGAGTGTCAATGTCCGGCTCGCCGGAGGAGCGGCTCTTGCGACACGAGCACTCATCGAATTTCACGATGACACAGGCAAGTTCGATGAGGCCGAGATCGACTTTGCCGCAACCGGGCAAAACAAGATTGTCAGCACAATTCGCGAAGTGACATTGGGCGCTCCGACAGTGCTTTTGCGGATTCGTTTCGCAACCGGAAGTGCAGGCAATGGGGTCATCGCAAACAATGCACGAATCAGCGCTCAAGGAGCATACGAGTAGTGGCAAGGAAAAAACCAACGGGAGCAGGCCGACCCAAAGGCTCACTCGGAAAGACGCAACATCCTACGTGCAAGCTCAGCACCAAGATCATCGAGGATTTTGTCGCTATCGTGGAGAAAGGCAACTTCCGTTCGGTCGCTCGACAGCGCTTGGGGATCTCAGTGTCCACCTACGACAAGTGGATCTCGACCGGGCGGAAACAGATTCGCGATTTCGAATCAGGCAGACGCAAGCATCTCTTGCTGCAAGGCAAGTTTGTGCTCGCACTGGACGAAGCAGAAGGTCGTGTCCATGGACAGATGGTCGAGGACATCTTGGACAAAGGGAGCATCCAAGCGAGGCAGTGGTACTTGGAGCGTCGCTTCAACAAGTTGTATTCGCGCAACCCCGCTGCGCACATCGATGATGAAACAGGCAAGGAAGTCCAGGTCGATGCAGCGGCTCTCTTGGCGGAGAGACTCAAGGCACTCGTAAATGACTCTTGAAACCCAGACCGGCACAGCGTGGGCGGAAGTGGAGAAGCAACTCAAGATTGCGAAGCTCATCCGTGGCCTCGATGCCGAAGGCGTTGACAAGCTCGTGGAGAGTCTTGGCGAAGAAGAACATCTTGCCGTGCTCGATGATTGGTCGCTCTGGGCTCTGCCGTATCAACGGTTGCCCGAGGGAGAGTGGCGTCGCTGGTTGCTCCGTGCCGGACGTGGCGCAGGCAAGACGACCGCAGCAGCGAGAGCAGTCAATGAGCTAGCCCGCGATCGAACGAAGATCAGAAGCGGCGAGATCGGCATCATCGCCCGTACTCACACGGATGCACGATTCACCTGCGTCGAAGGACCGGGCGGGATCTTGGCAAACGCAAGCTCGACGTTCCGCCCCCTTTGGTATCCGGGGCACGGCTTGCTCGTGTGGCCCAACGGTGTGCGTGGTCGTATCTTCTCGGCCGACAGACCGGAGGGGTTGCGTGGTCCCAACTGGTCCGTCGTTTGGGCAGATGAGATCTGCACGTGGCCCGATGTCAAGCGCATTTGGTGGGAGGTTGTCGAGCTTGCTCTCCGCATCGGATGGGCGCGAGCCATCATCACCACGACGCCAACGCCAGATCCGTTTTTGCAAGAGCTTGAGAAGAAGAAAGACACCATCACGACTCGGGCAAGCACTTTCGACAATCGTTTCCTGGCCGAGGCCATAAAGGAAAACTACAGAGCGGTATACGAAGGTACGCGCATCGGCTTGCAAGAGCTACTCGGAGAGTATCTGGAAGACAACATCTACGCGCTTTGGCGTTACGATCTCATCGAGGAGACGCGTGTCACGAGCGTGCCGCCGTTGCACCGCGTCGTAGTTTCCATCGATCCTGCCGTTACGGCGACCGAACGAAGCGACGAAACGGGAATCATCGTCTACGGCATTGACCCACGAAACCACGGTTACGTGCTTGACGATTCCTCGAGCATCTACCAACCGCACGAGTGGGGGCTGAAAGCCGTCAGTCTCTACCAGAAGTACAAAGCCGATCGCGTGATCGCAGAAGTGAACCAGGGCGGTGACATGGTGGAGGCGACCCTACGTGCGGTCGATCCCACGATCCCCTACGCTTCGGTCAGAGCAACACGAGGCAAGCTGCTGAGGGCCGAGCCCGTGGCGGCTCTCTACGAACGAGAGATGGTCCACCACGTCGGAGTGTATCGAAAGCTGGAAGACCAAATGATTACATGGGTGCCCGGAAAGCCGTCACCAGACCGACTCGATGCATTGGTGCATGCTGCCACGTACCTCCAACTGCCGAAAGAAAAGCCTGCGGGACCGATCCGCGCATACTTCTAGAAGAGGAACAGCGATGCCTGATTCCAAAGATACGACAGTCCCGACACAGGATGCGCAGGGCGTAGTGCGCGAGCTACGTGACAACTACACGAATCTCGTCACGCAACTCGGCACGAGCTACGACAAGAGCGAATCGACAGCGTACCTGTCGGACCGCATCCTCGGCCAGACCGAGCTTGCGATGCTGTACGAACAGGACGCCGTGGCGGCGAGAATCGTTGACCGCGTAGTGGATGACGCGACCCGAGTGAGCTTCACGCTGGAGGGCGCGGACGAAGCATTCGACTGGGCTTCCGTCAAGAGCGAGCTTGAAGATCTCGATGCCCTGATCCAGATCGGGGATGCCTGGCGGTGGAGCAGGTTGTACGGCGGCGGCCTGGTCTGCATGGCCGTGAACGACGGACGCAAGTTTGATCAGCCGCTGGACCTGAGCGCAGCCACCAAGCTCTCGGCGCTAAGCGTGGTCGATAGCACGATGGCCATGCCGGTTGGCTACACCCCCGGTCTGGGCAGTAGGGCATTCAGTAACCCGGAGTTTTACGAAATCAACGTTGCCTTCGGGGCGGACCGGGCACGCAAGATCCACAAGTCACGTGTCATCCGTTTCGACGGACTGCGCGTACCATCGAGTCGGATGATTCAGAACGGCGGATGGGGACCAAGCACGCTGCAACGCGCATGGCGGGATCTGAAAAGGCTTGGCCAAGCTCTTGGTTATGCCGAAAACCTACTGCACGAGCTGAGTGTGATGGTCCTCAATATCGAGGGTTTGCGCGACATGCTCTGCGGCGGATCGGACAACATCAGCCAAGTGAAGCAGATGCTCGAAACGCTCAAGTGGGGTGTCGATAACTTACACTTTTTGGGGCTCGACAGTAACGATACGTTTCAGGAAATCAAGCGAAGCGTCGATGGCGTCAGTGGCCTCATCGACAAGTTTGTCGAAGCTCTCGTGCGAGCCACGTCGATGCCGAGGCTCATCATCCTTGGTGAGCAACCTGGCGGTCTCAATGCCGATGCCAAAGGCGAGGTGCGGGCTTGGTACGACTCCGTCGAGGCAGAGCAAGTAAACAAGCTCACGCCCGCGCTCTCACGTCTACTGGAGGTTCTGCTGGCCATCCGGGCCAACCGAGGTGAGGAAGTCCCCGATGAGTGGACGATTTCCTACGATTCGTTGATGTCTCAAGCACCGGACCAGCAAGCTCAAACCAACTTCACCGAAGCCCAGACAGCGCAGATCCTCATCGTCAATGGTATCGCGTCACCGGATGAGGTCCGGCAAACACTCATCAATCGTGGCGTGATTACGCCCATCGAGGATGACGCAATGGTGCATCCGGTCGAGACCGATGATCCCGAGATACTCACGTGATGCGGTGGTGCAGGAGGGCTTGCGCCAGCCTTTTCCGCGAACGCTTGCAGCCCAACTGGAGCGTCAATTCGGTCGGCTGAATGACATCGCTCTAGAGATCATCCGTGTCGAGCTAGCTCCAGCCATCGCGCAGAACGATCCTATCGCAATTGAGATTGCGCTCGATCGTGTGCAGGCGGCCATCGACAATGCCTATTCCGATGACACGATTGCAGAGGAATCGCGGGCGATGGCGGAGCGGGTCAACAAGAACCATAGCAAGCGGTTTTTCGCCGCGGTGGGCACGGCAATCGGAGTGAAGATTCTTGGCTCTGACTCGCCCAAGCGAGGGGCTGGTCTCGCTGGTGCGGGAGCAGGCGGAGGGATGCCGCCAACTCCAGGTTTCGCCGGGTTCGTACCGCCCGAGGGGCCACGGCAGGCAATCCTCGGCGTGAAGGTGAACGTTGCGCCTGAGATCTTCGCTGACGATTTCGCAAACAAAAACGTGATGCTCATTGGCGAGATGCGAAAGGGCATCCGCGCAGGATTGTCCGATGCAATCGTGCGTGCGCGAATGGAAGACTTGCCCTCGGATGAGGTGGCGAGGCGACTGCTCCTGCATTGGGAGCAGAAGGGCATCCCGGCACAACTGCCGACGAAGAGGGTGACCAAGCAAGGCAAGCCGGTGATGATCAGCACGAGCAAGCACGCCAAGCTCGTTGCGCATGATCAGATCTCCAAGCTCAATGCGCAACTCAACCAGACGAGGCAACAAGCAGCGGGGATCGAACGATTCCGCTGGGTGACGATGGGCGACAATCGAGTACGTCCTGCTCATCGAGCACTCAACGGACGGATCTTCTCGTGGGATGCGGGAGCACCCGGCGAAGGATTACCAGGAGAG